AAGGCATGTCAACTGAGTTAGTGATTAGGTACTGGATGGCAAACTTGGTCAAAGCTTTGTTTTCAAGAGGTGGTAAGTAGTATTTTAGGATCTTTGTGACAGCGATGGTGGGGATAGTTTCATCAACAGTGTACCAGAACTGGGGGAAAATATCGTATCCAACTGATGATATATTTCCGTTTTTGTCAGTATAGTATGCTATTACAGCTGCAAGTACAGTGCCAGTACTACCAATATCTCCTACTGTGATTGATTCTAGATTGTAGAAGTCTGCAGTTAGCTCTATTCCTACAGGTCCTGTGTACCCAGATAATATTCCTGTGATGGATTCAGTTATCAAGTTACCATACGCCCTTTCTTCATTGTTGACATAAGTGATGTGGTGATTAAGCATGCTCCACAAAGTAGAACTATTTTCGTCATAACCGATCGATACTGGTTCGTGAGAGTAAAACACGTAGGGAACAGAAGCACTAGCACCTGATTGAAGCTTGCATAAATCTGTTCTTTGTTCTGAACTAGTTCTTTTGTATAACTCTTCTGGTGTGAGACTGACCGGATTCGTTGTGTGCACAACAAAAGCCCTGACAGTACCATTGAGAGCACTATTTGTGGATGAGATTGTGTCACTAGAGCATGATATTCTTGTAATGATAGGTGACATGGTGTTACCATAATCTTCAGGTTGCAAAGGTGGGTAGAATGATCCTCTATACTCCCATGGTGTATCGATGTCGTCTGTAGCTGCGAAGCAGAGCAGGCCCAATTGGGGTAAGTCAGGGTTCACTATAAAAAGTAAGGTGTTGTCAGAGCCTGAAACAGTAAAAGTGTTAGACTGTTCAAGATCAAGTGGTACTTCGAAAGGGGTTCGGGTTACGTTTATGTTCTTAGAAGAGAAGAGAAAAGAAGAAGGGTCAGTATATGATGCAGCACGAACTTTGGTTATGTTCATTTCATCCTGGTTGCTGGCGGCTTGAGCTGTGATTTTTCTGAGGTTTCGAGCTTGTTCTCTGCTGAGTTGGTAGATTTGGGGTTCTCCTTTTGCATCGACGAGTTCAAACGCACGCAGAGGTTTGCCTCTAGAACCTGCACCGCTGCTGAGAAGGTTTCCCCTTGCTGCCTCAAATGTGTCAGACTGAGTCCAATCTTCCTTTCTTTGTCTTCTGGTCTTGGTCTTCTTTGGTTGTTGTTGTTGTGATTCTTTTGGTAGTTCATTCTTTGACATCTCATTGATTTTTCGAAAAATGAGACGTGTTAAAGAGCTCTAGTTAGAGCTCTTTATTGCATTAGGAGGTTGAGCTCATACAGACACTTTTTGTACTGTCTGCATGATACGTTGACTGAGCTATGAATGAATTCCTTCAAAGCAATACATAGTTGTAAAGAATCATTTACTCCTAACTTTTCTAAATATAAGCTATTAGCAGCCGTTAGAATCTGCGATTTCTTGTGACATATGAATTCTCCAGAAAGATCTCCAGCCTGTTAAGTATGCTAGGATTTCCTCATCAGTGCAATTAGAAGGTAGCAGTTTGGAGAGAAACCTGACTGCGTAGCGTGACATATTAGGGTAGAATCCAAAATCTGTGACAATGTAATGACAGAAATCATAACAATTTCTTGAGTGATGAGTTGAGATCTGCTCTTTCGTGACCATTCCTAGAGCTTCTAAGATCTCGGCATTAGATTGAACTGGTTCTGCATGGATTGAGAGAAAATCATCACCTTGAGCTGCAATATACTCAGCATCGCCCCAGCATAGAAAAACCATACACAGTGTTACAACGGTGTTGAAGAAAAGAGTATGTGCATCACCTGACGATAGACCAAAGTGTATCCTCATTTTCATGTTCAAATCAGGTGAAGTGGTCTTCCATGTTTCACCGAAAATCCTTAGGTAGTCGAAGATAACATCACTAAAATCAACTATTTCTAAATGTTGGCACAGATTCTTTATGACTCGTGTGAACATAAGGAATGACATAGGACCATGCGACATGTCGTAGCATGTCATGTCGGATGTGCATACAGTTTTCCCTGGTCTAAGGTACATATGTGCGGTGGATAGTGCTCTGTCGGCAGAACTTTCTTTTATCCCACTGAATCCACATTGAGGCCCAACTGAAGCAAGAACAAGGTCCTCAGCAAGTGAAATGAGAGCTCTTGCGTATACCATCATTTCAGGATCAATAGCATTCGTGTTTTGAGCACCTTTAGACTTATTTATTCGAGGATTATTTCTATCAGGTTCGACTGAGTTCTTTAGACCTGTCTTGGCATAACACATTTTACTAGCAGGTGACTCTTCAGCGGTGTAGTTGAAGTCAATATTGTCATGGCCTTTCTCTTTAAGTGTATTAATGTATGCAATTGCACCACGTATCAAACTCTCATCGACATAAACAGCTCTCTTCTCTGTAAACATTGCTTGTGTCATGCAATCCACTCGAGTCATAGCGTAGTCGGAGAAAACTTTATTATTACTAAAACTCTTTACTTCTGAGCAACTTTTCCAAGCTGCTTTGATATCGATCTTGTTGTCAAAGTTTTGGAGCAATCTTTGTGCAGAAGAAAGACTGTGAAAACTGCTACTGGCGTGGTAGTAAACTCCGAATCGACCAAAATTGTTGATACATTTTCTCTTAATTACTCTTTCCTCCTTCCACATTGTTATGTCTAATTTTATACCAACAACAGCTTTGTTGTCTAGCGATATCGGCGTTAGTTTGTATGGTATGTGAACAGTCATACCGTTGATTTCAATTGGAGGTTCACAATGCCATATGTTAGATAACATTCTTACGACTTCTTCAACTGAAGTGCGATTGAAACTGGAACCTGCACTGCTGTGGAAAACGTTGTCTTGATAGATTCTGAGAAGAGAATATGTTCTGTGAATAATAGCATTAGTGCCAAACGGTAAATTTGAAAAGTTAAGATGTGTCCCATTAAAAGTTGCATCATTTTCGCTCAATTCTATCTTATCTTCATTATATCCAATGTATCTATCTACTCTAAAACCACTGCCTTCATACTCATGTGAACCGGTTATGTTTTTGTTTATCCATGATGCAAGTTCACCTTTACCACATACAACAGACAGGTTGTATAAAAAGTGTAAGAATATACGAACTACTAGGTCGTCACCATACATGATAGTTACTGCATGCAATAGCAGATTGCTAATGTGTACTCTGCGATCTAAAGAAACAGATATAAGAAGTACTAGCCAGTTAGGTAAATAAATTTGAAGGATGAATTTGATATGTTCCTCTAACCATGGAGCAACGAGAACGCTCCACATTGATCCTGCCCAGGAACCACTAATACAACAACTCAATACCGATTTAATGATAAATAAAACATCACCTAAGTGAAGATCTACACCCAGACAGAGACAAGCTGCATTGCACACTACATCTAAATGATTAATTTTAGATAAGAAGAAGTTGCTTATAGGAGATTCTACAAGCCAGTCTTTTACTACTGTTGTGAATAAATTCGTCCATCGACACATCTGTTTAAGGCATGCATTGAAAATGTTGAGATCGTCAGATAAAATACGGTCGAGGAATTCTAAGAACCACGAAGCAGGTTCTAAGAAATTAACAACTGTCATCTTGGTATTTTTGTCTGAAGTCCTTGCTCGAGTTACTGCAACAGCGGAATGGCCAGCTCTATGATCCAAACATGCTAGCACTCTCCCTTCTACAGTTGAACCCATAGAAGTGTGCGTTGTTCGCGTGACTTCATGCTTATCTTCTTTTATGGCGTTGATAGCAACAGCTAAAGTTTTTGGAACAATAACACGATCATAGTCTTGATCATTTTCAGTATTCAAATTAGAAAAATTTATGCTATTGGAGACAGATCCTATCGCAACACTTTTAGTAATGGTACTGTATAAAAACATCGCTTCATGACTACACCTGTAGGAATTAATAAATGTGTTGGCACTATATGTTTTGGGTATCACTGTAGTCTCTCCACTGAATGCCATCTTATCTGTGATTTCGTCTCCGTTGAACCCGAGAGCGATTTGATGGGTATCCATTAGAACATATATTGTACATTCTTTGCATTTGTTAATAAGAATGTCGAATGATTCTTTTGTAAGACACTGTGCTTCATCTATAATGATGTTCTTTTTATTAAATTCTGTGATAGTATCAATGAACCGGTAAACATACTTTTCACACAACTTCGGATGATTAGTTCTTAAATTACTTACTAGTTCTTTTGTTGGTGCAAAATAAATGAAACTTTGTTTCTTAAGACTAGCGACAGTATGGGCAGTTTTTGCTGATCCTGGGACCCCAGTAGTAATGCTGATGAGGTTAGTTCCAGCTTCTAGGAATTTCTCTTTCAGAATATTCTCTGGCTTCTGATACTGTTCTTGTAGTTCACATTGGACGCAAGAGGTTGATTCTGTGACAGCATATCTTGCTAGTATGTTAGGAACAAGATATGAGCTAACTGCTTTATCGAATTCAACTATAACTTTTGATCTAGTAATGAGAAGATCTCCTCGGGCACTGATAGCATATAATCTATGCTTCTCGTTGATGATGACCTTATCAAGGACCTCGAGTGCAGGATAGTTGTAGAACTTACGTAAAGTTTCATGCTTACATTCGATAGGTACAAGGGGGATTTGTTTATTACCATCATGAAAGCTTGTTATCTTAGGCTCTGGGATAGCGAGGACATTGCTATCAACTATCTGTTCAGTTTTCACAGGCTTGTCATTGCTGCTAGAAATATTGCTATTGTTTGTTACAGTTACTTTTGGAACAATTCTGATTGAGCTAGTAGGTGCTGTTACATCCGAAGATTTAACTTCTAATGTAGATGTCTGACTTGTCACTGTAGATGTAGTAGTATCATCTTTAATGGGTACGACGTTGATAGAGTTTGCTGTGGTAGAAAGTTTTCCATCATTTGTTATTTCAGTATCATCAACTTTGACACCGTAAAAGTCACAGGCAAAACGATAGAAGCTTGTACTAGCATAAACTCCAGAGGTAATCATCTCATGAACTCGGGTATTTTCACTAAGAACATGATTAATACTAGTTTTGGAGCATACTTTCGAGTAGCACACAAGAACTTTATTTGGGTGGCCTGGAATAGCGAAGACCTTGTCCACCGCAATGCTGTTGCTTATGCCTTTCATTCTAAGATGGTCGATGTCTATAACCTCAGCAATAACAGAATACGTTTTAAGAAGCTCAACTCCAGCAAAGGGCATTTTGCTTCTAAATATTAACACTTGTGTTTCTGTATTTGCGTGGATCGTGGGACTGTAGTCACTATCTCCTTGAATGTGCACTGCACCATAAACTCTATGTACAATGTAGTCTGAAAATTTATGTAGTGATACGACTTTGATTTGTTCTCTACTCTTGAGGTCAATATCAAAATGTTTCTTTGTTATTTCAAGAGGGAAGCTTTCTATGAGAGTATTTGATTCTACTTCTTCAAATCCTCTAATTCTATAGATGA